GAGCGTGGCGCAGCGGATTCAAGTGGCTTAGCAAGATTCCTGTGGCTTAGATGTGGCTTGAATGAGAATTGAGAATGGCTCTAGATAGTATTACTTAGGTTCTCATAAGAACCTGTTCTATCTAGAGTAAATGCGACACAATTATACCCTGGCAGGGGCCCACTGTAAACGATCGGGCAACAATATAGTGATAGGGGTGATCATTGCAGTCGGTCAAGAGCTTCTGCTGGCAAACGTATCTACCTACGCTTACGCTCCGGTGAAGTTTGCGCAGAACTCTTACCTCTCCGCACTGACACTTATATATGTTTATTAAGAATCTGTATACGACAAAAGACCATTTGCCTCAACACTGCCATTATTCGCAGGCAGTGTTGCAACAGTTCTAATGTAATCAGGAACAAGAACAAGATACAAATTTCTGGTTTTACCATAAACAGAACCTGGCGATTGATAATTAAATTTCTGATTTAACGGAACGTTAAATCTAAGAGTATGTCCATCTTCAAAGGTGTCAAGAGCTGAATTAATCTCGATAAGATTATCATACAAGACAGTACAAGCTTTACGATTGACAATAGCAGTTGAAAATCCTGCGGAACCTGCAACAAAAATATCATTACCAAATAATCCAGCAGTACTAAAATTAGTACCAGAAGGATTAGTCTCCTCACCAGAAAACAAAACAATAACACGCAACTGATAAAATGCTGCAGCCGGATTAGTTGCAAATCTAAGATTAACAGAATAATTAGTCAAATTAATCGAATCTCCAATTCGAGAACCATCAGTAGTGCCTTGAACAATTTGAGCAGTAAGGTTATAAGAATAAGTACTATTTTTAACCATTGCAGTGATAACAGGTGCAAGACCTTTCTGTTTCTTTTCTAATGTTCCATTGATCATTCTTTTGACACTTTCGACTGTAGCAAGCTGTCGCTGAATTTTTACTCTTTTTCGACCCTTTGTTAAAGCAGACGAAGACCGATAGTTACCTCCAGTTATTTTCATTTGGGAAACCTCATTGTCAAGTTCCATTAGTTTAAATCTTGAACTAGGAAGCGACCCATCAAAAGCATACTTTAAAACACGACTAACTCCTAAACCACCAGCAATATTAACTAAACTATTTGTTGAAAATGTTACTTTAGGATAACTCAACATTTTTTATTAAGAGAACTAAGAGTGGATGTTACGGCGGCTAAGTCTGCGGACGTAACGCCTACGTGTTTGTAAATTAGTACTGTTATTAACAAGACGGCGGACATAAGAATTGTTCGCGTACAACGGTCTACGAGTCCTTTGTAAATATCTTCGATCATACATTTTTTTAGTTAAAGTGGGTTATATTAAATCTTCGAATTAATGCCACTAAAGTATCGGGATCTAACTCGGGGTACCAAAGTCTTGGGTCGACATTGGAGGTAAACCATATTCGTTCAGAAACCAAAGGTCTTGAGCTTCCTTTTGTTTCCACTCTAACCGGATACCTGTCACACCACCGTAAGATATGGGCAACATCGATACCACCACGAAATTCATCGAAGACAACGTTTCGCTGAGCTTGGTATCCATCCCAAAACTTTGACCTAGGATCCTTGCAGTAAGCATCCAATCCGGCTTCTTCCCACGCTCGTCGACTTTTTCCAGTCCCAGATGCACCCCAGAACACGAAGACTTCCCGTTCCATCGCAATAGGAGTCGCATAGTCGGCTCCAATAGCTCGTAGGGCCCTATAGCTTTGAATTCTGATACTTGCGGGGACCGAGAGTATATCATTGGTGATGGCGGCGGCCCATACCGATTCCCAATCGATTTTAGAAGATCGGTTGATGGGCTTAACCCCATGTTCGAAGGGAACACCTGCCCTCGTCTCTTCCTTATGGACGTAGGCACAGGCTGCTTCTGATCGCGTAAGTTCGGCGTGGATTCCTGGTCCAAACAAGCGAGTAACGCTGGCAAGAGATTCCTTCTTGGAGAAGGCGACCACGACTTGGTAGTGGAGGTATCCGGACTCTGATCCACATTCCAACTGTCCTTTGACCCAGACGAGACAGTTGGGGAGAATCCCGGTGGACAACCTCTCACAGACGGAACAGGGAGCGGGGACGGTGAGCAGCCAGAAAATTCCCTGTCTTCTTGTAGACATCGGGCCATAAGAGAAGTATTTTTTGAGAATATTCGACGTTCTCATCGAATCTTTTTATACTTACTGTGGCTTGGAGTGGCGTGAGGCGCAGGTTAAAAATTCTGACCAATGACTGAGCGTGGCGCAGCGGATTCAAGTGGCTTAGCAAGATTCCTGTGGCTTAGATGTGGCTTGAATGAGAATTGAGAATGGCTCTAGATAGTATTACTTAGGTTCTCATAAGAACCTGTTCTAT